GTTTGCCCTACATTTATTAAACCACAAATACACGCAAAAAAATCTATAAACGTTCTATTCTCGTAAATATAAACGTCAAAGCCTGCCAATTGCAATTGGTTTTCCAAATATAATGCATGTTGCCGCGCCTTAATCGTACCTGGATGTTGTATTTTGCGTAAAATTGCGGTTTTTCGTGTTTCTAAATATAAACTATTATTCGAAATTAAGCCCAACGCCCTCTCCCAATTTGCCGCGTCCGTTGCTGTAAAATTTGCGTTATCCGGCAAAACGGCATTTAAAATATTATTAATTTCAGTATAAACAGCCGCTTCACTTTCGGCAAGCCCTTCATGAAGTTTTTTAAAAATACCGTTATCCGGCAAAAGCCATGCACGGCCTCGCGGGTAAAGTTGTTTGGTTAAGTTTAATATCTGGCTTGCAATTGTCATTATGTAACCGTATTAATATAAGGAATATCGCCTCCTAAAAATTCATAAATTGAAACGGTATTGGTATCAACTTTTAAAATTAAACTTGTAAAACTTGCATTTATACCAATTGTTTCACGAACTACGTTATAAATATCGCTTTCGAATAAACGCCCTTTATTCAAGTCGCGCGGATTATCGGCACCGGCCAAAAACGGGCGCACGTTATATAAGAAAGTTTCTAAATTGGTTTTTATTGTAGTTAAATAACTTACATCGGTTAAACCTGTTATTTTAACATCAACGGCCAACGGATTAATCGCCAAAAAATTTATTTTCCATGCCGAAATCGGGCGTCTGCCCCTTTCGTTTAATGGCTTGGTTGTATCCGGGTCGAACTCTACAACCGCCTTCACGTCCGTCAACATCGAGCCGGGAGGCGTGCCGTTGCCGTCAACCGAATCAGCCGGCAAAGCCTCAATATATAAATCAATTTCACCTGGCGACCCGTTAACGGCATAAGGATAAACCTCTCGAACGCCGGCCGCGTCCGCCGCCCAGATTCTGTAATCAGTACGCGCTCCTCCTTGAGGTTCTAATTGATACGCGGCTATAACTTCATTACGGTAATCTGCCTCCGTTTCGGCTTGTACCGCGGTCGTTATAACCGCCGTAACCGTTGCGAAACTGTCAATATTCGCAATTGGGGCCGTTAATTGCAAGCGGTCGCCAATTTCTAAACGCGAAACGCTGCCCAATTCCAATGCCCTAACTTCAATTAAACCGGTCGGCGCTGCAAATGTGAAATCAGTATCTAACATATATAATTTGCCCGGAGAGGTTGAATTGTCTAAACTTTTGTAAGTTGTTAACGTTCCAGGTATTGTTGCGCCAATATCGCCGCTTACTTCAATTTCATAAACACCGGCAACCGCCGGCGCCAAACCTCTATTTAATTTTACCAAACCGAAACGTAAAAGCATTTCCGAATCAGCCAAATCAACAAAAATATTATCGTAAATTTTCGCGGCAAATAAGTACAAAATTTTTAGTTTTGCAGCCTGAACAGCCGCAAAAACATTTAAAACGGTTTTACCTAAAAGGCTTGTAATTCCTAACTTTGCTTTTAAATCGTTTTGAATTGAAGTATATAAATCGTTTATAGTTGGAATTGTCATATAATAATTTCAATTAAAGTACCGCTTTCAAAAACAAAGTTAATTATATTTTCCGAAATACTTACACTTAGTTGCAATTTTTTTGCAGAAATTAAAGAAGCTTCAACAGTTGCGTTTTCAAAAAATGATAAATCAGCCTTTGCCGCGTTTTCGAGTGTTCTTAATCCGTTTGTATTAAGCGCAACCTCCTGCAAAGTTTTTTCAAAAGTTGCATTTTGGTTTAGATTAATTCCATCGGTATCGTTGCCAAACCAAACCGAATCGCCGCCGCCAAAAAGCGCAATGTAAACCTGATTTGTTAAGCCGTCAATCGTCGCCAAATCATCAGCCAATAATTGCAACTCGCCTCCGTTGCCGCTTTCGTATATTAAAACATCTGTCATTTTTCAAAATTTTAAAAGCCCAATGTAGGACTTAATTTTATATTTGAATTATTGCCACTTAACGTTGCCTCCGCGCCGTTTGTAAAAATTTCTAAAATCGAACGTTTTTCCTCCGTTCTTATACTTCTTTCAGTTCTTATTCTTTCGGTAGTTGCCTCCGGATTTAATAACATTCCTTTACCTTCGCCCGCCGGTGCATTTTCAACATTAACCGTCCCCGTTACGTTGTTTAATTTTTCCAAAGCGGCGCCGGCGGTTGTACCAATAACGCCCGGTATTTTAGAAATTAATTTCAAAATTAATTCGATTGGGTACAAAATAAATTTTAATATGCTTTGCCCAATTACCATAAACGCGCCTAAAATATCGCCAGCCTTGAATAAATTAATCATTTTTGTCCAGCGTTCTTTTATATCGGATACAATTGTGCCGAAATTGGCAAAAATAGTAATTACAAGCGCAATAGCCGCAATAATTGCAAGCACAGGCCAAAGCCCGGCACTCACCGCCGCTGCAAAAGCCCACTGTGCGACCGTTGCCGCCGTTATTGCAATTATTTGGGCTGCTATTATTGCATTTTCAATAATATATGTTGCAATTGCATTTTTTTTCAAAAATGCCGTTACCGCAATCGCAGCATTATAAATTCCGGTTGCAATTGATACTGTTATCATAATTGCCTTATATACAACAAATAAACCTACCAACGCCGCGCCAACTCCCACAACGGTTTGCATATTTTCGGCTAAAAAGAACATGGCATCCTTTGCCAAATTTACCGCCTTATTATTTGAATCAGTCGAAACTGTCGCGTTTTTGAAGCTCGCAATTAATTGTGTGTACCGATTAACCAGCGTATTTGCTAAAATAGCGTCGGCTTTTTTTGCCGCGCCGGCATCGTGTAAATTATTGGTTAAGCCTTGCACAACGGCATTTTGATTAATTAACGTAGTTAACCATTTAGCACCCTCCGAGTCCGTTAATTTTATTAAATCTTGGTAACTTAAATTTGCTTTCGATAAATTATTAATAATATCGGAGGCTTTCGTAAAGCTTGGATTAAACGCTTTATTTTGAGACGCGCTTAATTTTGACAAAATACCGGCTAATTGCGTACCGGCCTGAGCACCATCAACTCCGCCCTTTGCAAAACCTTGCAATAAGGCGTTTGCATTTTCGAAATCAACGCCAAAAGCCCGAGCCGTGCCGCCGGCGACCACCATTGATTCAGCTATTTTATTTATTGGAGCCGTACCTTTCGCTTGAGAATTGGCAAAAATATTTACAAAATTTGTTGCTTCACTTGCTGAAACGCCAAATTGATTCATTGATTTTGTCAAAGAATTTGCCGCCTCCTCCACACTCATACCGCCAATCCTCGAAAGTTGTAGCGCCGCGCTTGTAACCTGTCCCAATGCCTCCGCATTTGCAAGTAACTCCGGCTGTGCGCTGCCAATTAATTCAAAGGCTTTTGCTGTATCTCCGATAAACATTTTATTGGCATTTGATACCGCCAAAACCTCTTCTTTATATTTGACAAAAGCATCGCCCGAAATACCTGTAACTGCTGACAAACTTGCCAAACTTTTCTCCGCTTCAAATTGGCTTGCAACTATTGTTTGCCCGACCGCCAAAAACGACAAAGCCAAACCAAACTGCCCCAAAACTCCGAGGCTTTTTTCAATTCCATTTCGAAGCGAACGCTCCGCCCGTTCAACCCTTGCAAAACCTGCGGCCGCTTTTTGAGTGAAAACGGTTGTGGCGTTTGTCATTTTTGAAACAACCGCCGTAAATTTATCAACTGCCGTAAAAGTTGTAGGAATTGTTAAGCCCGCCATAATCTAATAGAATTATTTTTATTATAATAAGGCCGTTACATTTTACTGTAACGCGCCCAAACTGTTTTCAATTTGTTTTAAGTAGCTTTCAGCATCTGCCGCCCAAAAAAATAAACCTTCGTAATCTGAATCATCGGCAAACATTTGGCTTATTTCTGAAATACTGCATTTATAAAGTCGTTTTACGTTTATAATTGCACTTTCAAGCGGCATACTTACAAAAAATACATAATAATTGACTGACAAACCGAATAATCATCGGTGTACATTTTTGAAAGTAAACCGGTATTTTGCTCGGTTGCCGCTGCAATATAAGCCATAACACGGGCGTCGGCATCCGTTGCGACAACGCCTTTAAGTTTGGCGTTTAATTCGGCAACACGGAGACGCGGTTTAAAAGTCAATTTGTCTAAAATTACCGTACCGCTTTCGGCTAAAATTGGCGAGTTTAAAGTATATTCAATTTCGCTTTTTTCGCTTAAAACTATATTACCGCTTTCAATTGCCTCAATAATATTTTCGCCAAACGTTGCGTATTCAATACGCTTTTTTTCTTTTACGTTTTTGAAATCGAGCCATTTATTTAATTCTGACTGAGCTGTTTCTGTGTTAATTTTCA